GATGTTCGCGAAGTATAGCTCATGCAGCAAGGTTGCATTACGGTTGTGTGTCTCAGCCGTCTTGAGCGAACGATACGCGCTTGCCTTATGGCTCACGTTCTCACGATCGACAGTGTCTAGCTCAGCGCTAAGCGCATTCAGCTTCTGGACGTATTCCTTGTATAGCTTTCTGTGCGTATCCTTCGTCCCCTGTGAAAGCAGCTCAGTGGGTAGCTCAAACTCCTTGGGCTGACGCACGTAGGCCTCAGATAGCACGTCCTTGGCGGGCCTAATCATGTTGTCATCCAGCGTCTCACGGATGATGTCCTTAATGTCACGTGTTGTGACCATGTTACGCGTCCTTCAGCAAGCGTCTTGCAACACGACACAATACATCTATGTCATCCTTTGATGCACCGCCATTCTCAATGAGGTCAGCAAGACGATGCAAAATGTTTGACGCTTCCTTGAGTTCTTGCTTACGACCCTCCGTGCTCCTATCGAGCGTCTCTCCCACAAGCGCAAGCTTAAGCGTGGGCATGCCCGTCAGGAACTCCCGTGTCATGTCATATAGCTCATCGTCAGATCGTTGCATTCCTAATCAACCTCATACTCATCGTCGAACGTTGCGCTGTCGATTGTGAACAGGCGTCCCGTAGGCGTCCTGAGGACAACCTCATCAGGCCCTATGCTATGGACAGTGTATAATAGCTGGGACTCTCTATGCTTGACCTTCGTCTCTGTCCCAATCTTGGGCTCAACAGCCTCACCCAGGAAGCCATCGACATCTTCCCTAAGTGTCGCTATCTTCTCATCCCAGGCGCGCCTGATGGCTGCCACAAGCTCTTCATTCGTCAGCTGCATGCCCTGATAAGTATCTACCCAACGGCGGACAATAACCTCTTTCGGCCTGGAACATCAACGACCACCTTCCTCGGCTCTCCTCCCTTTGCCCATGACGCCAGAGCGACGGCGAGCTTCTTCTTGAGGCGTTCAAGCTGTCGTCCTGGGTCATAGTCACGTGTAAGAACAGATCTGTCCTTGTAGATGATAGTGTTCCAGCTAACGTAGACAGCTACCCTACCATCGATGGTGACCTCTGTGAAGGGTAAGAAGTGACCCTTACACCACTGAACACCCTCGGGAATTCGAGTGTTCAGTGACCGTATCCTCTTCCAGCTCTTGTCAGACATCCAGACAGTCTGTGCCTTGACGTCGCGTCGATCGACACGGGCGATCTGTGCGCAGAGAGCGACGAGTGCATCTGACATTATGCATCCCTCGCTAGGGTTTTAACACGGACGCCTGCGAGCCTGAGCCTCTCTACGCCATCTGGAAGCCTGTATAGCTCATCATAGACGACCTCAGAGATGCCCGCGTTTATGATGGCAGATGCACAGCTGGCACAGGGAGAGACTGTCACATACATGACCTTCTTCCTCTGCTCTGAAAAGTCTAGCTTTATCAGAGCATTTAGCTCCGCATGTATAAAACCGCTCTTTCCGGGTTCATCAGACTCAACCCTATTGGGCCCGCCCTTCCAGTCTCCATTGTAACCAAGAGCCAAAACTCGAGTGTTATCATCAGGGACGATGAGCGCACCCACCTTCATCCGCGGAGCGACAGACCTCTGAGCCAATGTGTGTGCCATCTCCATCCAGATGTGGTCCCATGAGGGGCGCTTATTCGCTTTTGGCGGCACTTCCCGCCAGGCACCATCAACTTCCCCATGTGCTGACACGCCTTTTGCATGCATGCTAGCGACTGCTTCCCTCGCGGCCTCTGCAAACTCATCCGTCAAGCGCTCTGCGAAATCATCTCTTGGTCTCGATCCTGCACCACACTTCTCCCATGTGCCCACACCAGGAGCGGGGGCACCATCCAACGTCGCGGACCAGGCTGCTGCCTCCTTGCGCAGCTGTTCCAGCACAGCCTCCCCGACCCTTGATACAGCTACGTCATCGATGCGCTCAATGAGCTTTTCCATGTGCCATGTCGGAACGCCCAGTCCGTTCAACGTGTCCAGGGCGCCCAAGAGACGCTTCTTGAGCTTACCCATCGCTGGACCCAGAGACGACCTGCATGTCGTCCTCATCACCCGTGTTGTCTGATGCATCCTGCTCCTGCCGCTGCCCTGAGAACAGCTCTTCTATGTTCCCTACAAGCTCAAAGCCCGCGATGTCAGCATGCCCTCCTCCCCCGAAGCGCTTTGCGATCGTCCCACAGTCGATGTCGGGATGGAAGGAACGGAGGCTGACCTTTGCATAACCTTCTATGTGGTCCCAAAACCAGACAAGGGCGAAGTCGCAGTCAGGCGCAAGCTTCTGCCCTATCTCTGATATCCACTGCGTCGCGTTCGTCACAAGGACGTCCTTCCCGCGCAGCTTGCGTCGCACGGCCCTCTTGCATGCCCTGTCGATGGCCGTCTCAGCGTAAGGGAGGATGTGTGCCCCGCGCGAGATGCAGTCATCCACAGCAGATGCATTCAGCATCCTGTCGTATGCCTGGAACTCAAATGGTGTCATGTCAAATGCCATTGAGAACTCACGTGAATACTCAAGGTAGGGCCTCCATCCCATGTCCCTGTTCTCAATAAACCTGAGGAACCTTGGGGGCTCAACGCCCGGATGGAAGAACTCCCATGCTAGTATGCAACCGCTATGGTCAAGCTGGAACCAGTCAGGCTTAGCAACGCCCTCAAGCGCTATCATCGCTGACTTATGATGGTCCCTCATCGTGAAGCTGCTGGCCTCCTTCATGAGGCTGCGGGTGGTCTTCTTGTCGAACGCAAAGTCAAGCACGATGACGTTCTTCCCCACAACATCAGGTGCTGGATGACCATGCTTCATCGCGTGGTATGTCGCCCTGCTTCCTAGGACCTTCCATGCAGCGTATGCGGCAGCAAAGCCATCTGAGCAGTCGGAGTGATACAATATAACATCTATTTTTTGTAAATCCACTTAAATCCCCACGCTTCATTTCTTCGAAAACGACAACAATCTATGATATATTTATGAGTTGCAAGAATTTTATTCTGTCGAAGAAATTTAATCGCCTCAGAAATTGAAGCGTATTCACGAATGAATTCATCTTTAAGTGTAAACTGAATTATGGGTTTTAAATTGGGAACACCACGATTTGCTTTTGAAATCTTTTGTCGCGTTTCTTCTGAAACAGAATGTCCTAGCTTAGCAAGACTAACATTATGATTATGTTCCTTTGAATGAATTCTTCCCCTATGTTTTGCGCTTATCTTTGCTTTTGTCTCATCTGACATTGGAGGTGGTTTTCTGCCACGATTTGAATCTCCGATCTTACGCTTATGTTCTTCTGAGATCGACTTACCTCTCAAAGGAGAAGGCCCTAGTTTTTTTCCTCTAGATGTTTTGCTTATCTTCGCTTTCGTCTCTTCAGAATGTTTTTTTCCTGTTATTGCTTTTGAAAGCTTTCTCTTTGTCTCTTCAGAATGACATGAAGGGCCCTTTCCTCCTCCACATAAATTCATGCATAAAGGATCAGCTAACATTTGTTCATTTACAATCTCTTTTTCACGGTTAAAAAGCATTTTTCTGTTAGAGACAAATTCAACAATTTCATGTATGTGATTTTCTTTTCCATGTTTACTAATTGACAGCCTTAATCGCTTTCCTGATCCAAGATATCCATCATCCATTCTATCGGTCGAGTGTATGCCGAAATAATACTTTCCTGTCACTATGCATGTAGTCTTATAGACAAAATGAAAATTTCGTTGATCTGCACGCTTGTATTCCATGCATATAAGTATGCAGAAATTGACATAAGCCGTCGCTACAATCAGAGTGAAACAGCACTGTGTCTAATGCTTCTACATCCATCGCATCTTCCTTCTCTCGCTATTTATCTACATTATGCAGCTTTCAAAGAACTTCTCGTTACGTGAGATGACGTTCAGCGAGACAGCCTCACGGCGCGGGCTCGAAAACACACCCAACTCTGACCAGATAGACGCCCTAACAGCCCTATGTGAGAATGTGTTGCAGCCTGCACGTGACGCCATCGGACCGCTATCAGTGTCAAGCGGGTTTCGCGCCGGTCCCGTCAACCGCGCAGTCAGGGGCAGCAAGCGTTCACAGCACATGCGGGGTGAGGCAGCTGACATCAGGGGCATACACGTCAATCTCATGACACTGGGCGCGTGGATAGAGGAGCACTGTGAGTATGATCAGTTAATTTTTGAATATAATTCATGGATACACGTTTCATACAGAGTCGGTCGCAACAGGAAGCAGGTCCTCCGCGTAGACAGGACAGGAACGAGCGCATTCACGTTCAAACAGGGCTAAACGACGAGGTCGAAATGACGCTCATAGACATGTAATGAGCCCACGTGCCAGACCATCTTTCCCTTCTCACATCCTAGGTCACGTGCTAGCATTTCATGCACATGCGCCTGCCAGGCACGATCATTGCGGTAACCGAAGACTACGTCGTTACTCCTCATTTGGATGACAGCGACAAGCTTCTCGTTCCTTATCATGTATTGCACGGCATTCGTGCACATGAAGTCATTCTTATCGTTGTCGTTGTAGTCAAGCCACATCCTGGGACGTGTGTATAGCATCACAGCCCGACGTGATGCAGAGTGTGAAAGCAACTCTTTCTTCACATGTTCGTACTGGGAGAAGTTCTCATCGCTCCAGATCGCCCAGCCATAGTTTGAGTTGATGAGACCGTTTGCGTCGGCGGCCCTAACCCATTCCTTGGGTGGGTTTCCGGGCATGTCATTAATGTTTAACGACTGAGATGCATACCACTGGAGCTCACGCCTGACGTAGTCAGCATTGACCTTCCCGAATATCGCGTCCTCATCGGCAACGAACGTGGCACCGATAAGCTCAAGCATCCTGCACCCGCTCTTATCGATGACGTGCTGGTTCCGTCCCTTGAGCCAGATGAACGCCTGCCTGACGTCTGCCACCCTGTCATGCATCTAGTCGATCCCCCACCACGTGATAATCATATCAACCTGTCCCTCTGTCAGCCCAAAGCCGTCATTTGTCTTGACCGTCAACACGTCAGGTCTGCCCTCAAGCCAGGGCGTTATGAGCTCCATCTGGTCGTCGAGAACGACGTATGAGTTTCCGTAGATGTGGTTGTCGTCCATCCACCACTTTACCTCCTCACCCCGTTCAGAGTTTAACCTGAAGGGTGCTTCACCCACCACGCTGGACGCAAGCTCATGCGCACCCTGGCTCCTGCAGAGCCCCTTGAACCACGGAAGCGACCAGTTCCACCAGCTATCAGCAGGAGGGAATGCCCAGGGAGGCTCAGGGGCATCAGGAAGCTTGCGCCACGACGAATGTATGACGACAGACGCCTGTGACAATGAAACAAGACGTTCTATCTGCTTGACTGCCCTTGCATCGAACATCGACGGACCACCAGCTGCACGGCTTGGACCCGTCGTGAGCACACCGTCGAGGTCAAGCATGATGTATCTCATCATTCCCTCACACGCAGCATGAGGTCAAGACCTACTGCGACGCGGCCCGTATCAACGAGGCGTGCGATCGTCTGGCACACATCACCTGGGTCCATCCCATGCGGGGGTCTGACCTCAAGCTCCCTTGGATACATCCCACCGCTCGACCTTAGGGCATCAAGCAGCCTGTCATCATCGTTGTCTGCCATCGTCTGCCCCAGTACGAACGGCATGATGAAACGCATCTGTCGCTCAATGTCCTCATCATCGACGCAGAACCGCAGGACGTCACACTTCGTCCATTGGCAGAACTGTGAATACAACTCATGGATGGTGTTCAGCCTCTGCTCATCCAACACGTCGAACTGGTCGTGCACAAGGGCATATGTCGATCGAAACGGGCTCAGTATCTTCAGACCGACGTCAGCGAACATCCCATCCACGATCCCAAGCATCTCCATGTCCGTCTCACGGCCCAGGGCCTGGCTATAGACCCACTCAGAACCGTGACCTCTGTCGAGCATGACAGACGCTCCCGTCTGCTTTAGATAGTCGCAGAAGAACGGGTCACCATACTTCATCGCCTTCCTGAAGTAGTTCGGATCACGCTCAAAGAACATCTTCTGGCGTGAGTTCTTGAAGTATGGGATGCCGAGCCTTCGTGATAGCTCCTTGGCTATCGTGCTCTTTGCGCATCCGTACTTAATCGGGCCCGTCAGCGACAACAACTGTCTGACGGGCCCAAGTCTCCTGCTTATTCATTTACGACCTTCTTTGAAATACTTAAACGTTCTGGTGTCCCATTCAATGTCAAGGTCAGGCCCGTTTGAACAATGGAGGGAACAGCTAGCTCTTGAGATTGATGGCTGAATTAGTGCTTGTCGTCGTCGACGTGATGCGTACGGGAACAAGCCCAAACGGGCCTCCACACTTGTTACAGGGCGGAGGATTGATGCCCCACCATGGGCTTGGAAACTCATGCTCTCCTCCCATGGGACATCCTCCCACCGTCCACGGGCTTGGGAGGAGTGAGGGAACCCAGGGCTGTGGATTGATCGTTATCTTCGACTGCTCCAATGCATCAAGCCTCTTCTCAATGAGCTCAAGCCTGCGCAAGACCTCAGCATCACCATCTTTACCCAGCACATCGATGATGTCCTGTAGCATCTCAACCACCTTCTTTCGCATCCTACTACATACCTCCGCGCGCGGCGATCACCGTGCAACGCTCTCAATGAAGTCAGCCACATGCGACACGCTGAACAGCCCACGTTCCTTCAATGTAGAACGCTGTTCCTCGATGAGCTCAATCCTCTGCGTGAGCGTCATCGACGCGATCGATCCCACAAGGCTCCAGACACCCACGTGGTTTCCTACGACAGACTTACGTCCCAGGAGGTCACCAGCGGGGCCAGACGTCATCTCCTCAGGGACGAGTGCGGGACAGCCCACAGCCAATGCCTCCAGGTATCTGGGCGAGACGAACCCTGTCTCATAGTAGCTCTGCTTTGAGACGTGCGTCGTGCAGACGAAACGGTTCATCAGGCACATTGAGTCGAAGAAGTTCATCCTGTGCCCAAAGGCAACGTTCGTGTTCTCACGGATCAGGTCCTGTGGGCTTCCTCGCTCAGGAGACGTTTGCAACCAATTGCCATGCATCGTCGTCTGGATGCCCGCGGCACGAAGCATGTTCTGCGAGTAGAAGTAATACTTCTGGAACTGCTCCTCACGCTCATACCTGTTGCCGACGTATCCGTAGACGGGATAGGGCTCAGCGACAGGAAGGAGCTGTTCCCAGTCCGTCCAGAACGGCAATGAGACGCGATCGCGCGTCAGCCTATTCGTCTCCAATGATGGGTCGGCCAGGATCAGCTCAGGATGCAGCTCCTCGAACTCTGGGGTCACCTTCAGGTCGGTGTCCCAGGCTATGATAGGGGTATTACCCCTATAGGTCTCGATGACATCACGCTGTCTGTCAAGGTCAGGCTCGTAGCGGCTTGGATCGTGCTGAGGGTGTGTTCGATCATTCTTCCAGGTGGGCCAACGATACTCAAGAAAGACGACATCGAGCTCAGGGTCCTCATGGTTGTCATAGAAGCACTTATTGCTGTAGCTGACACCTAAACCACCGTCATCACATGATAGCCTGAATGCTATCTCTTCGCGGCCGCGACTAAGGATGAAGACATCATGCCCACGCTTAAGAAGCTCTTTAATCAGGATCGGTCTTCCATATCTGTGCCCGTCCGGCGTGTCGATCCATGAGTGTTTGTGGTCCTGAAAGTCATACAGAAGCCCATGGTAATGGATGCCTATGCGCATGACGGCCTCCAGGGAGAGCTTTCCTTGTCCTCAACAGCAGGTGAAGGTAGATAGAGATGTAGCTGGTTGCCGCTCTGCACGACCTGGTAGCATGTTCCGCTGACCACCGTGAACATCACATCTGCGAGCTTGAACCTGTTCCACTTATCATCCTTCAGGACGAGCGTCTCATTGCACGCGTAGCCCATTCTGTTGACGGACAGCGACATCTTGACATGCTGGCCATCAACGTGGATAAAGACATCCCTCATCTCAGCTGTCATGCAGGTGGTCCCTCATCCAACCATCATAACAACGTGGAGCATGAAGTTGCACCGTGATAGATCAGTCATCTTCTTCTCCGAAGCAACTGTCTGGTGCAGACAGGACAATCGACTCAGGCTTCTTAGGTGCAGGGATGACGTCATCGCACATTCCACCGCCTGATGGCACTCCTCGAAGCCTTCTCTTACGAAGCTTGCCTCTCTTTGCTATGCATCCCATGCAGCCGAAGACTGGGACCTTATGTTTCTCATGCCCCGAAGAGTAGATTGGCTTCATCATGTAAAACATCCTAAAACAGTCTATCACGCCAAGGTTTGGGCAGCTGCTTTGTATGAAGCTCAATGGGAAGGTGGTAGTCGAAGGGCTTGACACCCCTCTGCCTGACGTAGTCTATGATCGATTGGATGCCCGCATCAAGGCCGGTCTGCGTCTCATACCCAAACCGCTCGCGTATCTTATTCGCAGAGCAATGGGCAAGCTGGACCTCACACGGCCTTGGGTCGTGGTAGTCGATCTGGAGGTTAAAGCCAAGCAGTGACGCGATCCTTCGTGCAAGCTCGTTTATCGTGACCTCGCCCGTGTCGGGCCCGACGTTGAACTTCTCACCATGCTCCATCATGTCACAGTCGATGAGCTTCAACAGCACGAAGAGGACATCTTGAACGAAGCTGAAGCAGCGGATCTGGGAACCATCCCCATACACGATGGGTTGCCGTCCTTGAAGCATGAGGTTGACCATGATTGACATGACGTTGCGAAACGGGTCACAGTATCGTTGACGGGCGCCGACGATATTATGAGGGATGGCGTGCACCACCTCAAACCCATGCACCCGCCCGAGGAGGTCAAGCTGCATCTCAGCAGCAACCTTCGCCACACCGTAAGGGTCCTCAGGAGCGGGAAGCATGTCCTCGGTGAAGGGCGTCCTCTGTGAACCGTAACGCGCCATCGACGAACAATTCACGAACCTCTTCACACCGTTCCTGATCGCGGCTGTGGCGACCGTCGTCGTTCCCACAACGATGTTGTTCGTGATGAGTGTCGGGCTGAAAACAGACAGGCCCTCAACAGCGATTGCGCTTGTGTGCATGACGACATCACAGCCCTGCATCAACGTCGTCATGAGCTCAAGGTCAAGGACGTCCCCCTGCGCGAATGTGTGCCTCTCATGCCGCGGGACGTTGTCGAGGTAGCCTCCCACCAGGTTATCAACGCTGACGACGTAATGTCCCAATCCCAACAGACCATCGACCAACCAGCTGCCGAGAAAACCTGCACCTCCTGTAACAAACACTCTCATGTCAAATCATCCTCCTCGCAGTCGTCGATGCTCTGTATGAGCCGCACACTGTTATCTCTCGGACCCTTCAGCGCACCAGGACCCTTTGCGATGGGCCACCACAGCTTGCCGTGCTGATGGCTCAAGAACACATGCTCTATGTCAACGGTGGGATAGTCACTCTCCACGCAGCCGATGTAGATGTATGCGTCGTCATCTGTCTTGGGCGGCTGCCCACGATAGCGATTAGGACTAATCAAGCATAGGTCACCGGGGCTCAATTGGTCCCATCGTGCTATCGTCTTGACAGCGACGCTCATGGAAGCCTGTAGAGCTTCGGTCGTCCGCTCCATCCATGCGCCAGCTCCCTGTAGCCTCTGTGTGCAAGCGCCTTGTGGAAGCGTCGGGACGCCTGCCTGTTCCCGACCATGACACCGTCGATCTCATACCTGAGGAAGTGGCCAAGCGTGACCCATGAGTTGTTCTCTGCGCTCCAGCATGAATGGTATAGGAGGTTCGCGCCAGGTGCTGCATGGTCCCTGATGAGGTCATCGAGATGCGTCATCGGGCTGCCGACGCCCTGGATCGTCGGATGGGCAAAGTGCTCAACGATCTCCATGCCCACGATGAGGTCATAGCGACCCTCAGCCTTTGCGACATGCTTGACGTTGGACGCCTTCACAACGTTCGTGTTGAACCACCCAAACACATTCTCAAGGTCTCCAGGGTTCGAGGGAGGATTGAACTCGTGGTAGTGCACCTCAGCGTTAGGGAATGCCTTGGCCAGCATGAATGTCGTGAAGCCTGGACCGGCGCCCCAGTCAAATATGCGCGTGGGCTCAATCCCTAGCCCGTTGATGAGGTTGATGCCGATCCCGACGGCCGGACAGCTCTCGTAGACAGAGCAGCCGATGCTGTCCCATTTGTATTCAGGATGCTTGTAGAGCCAGTCTGTATCACGTGATGCCTGCCACGGGTCAAACAGCATCTCAGCTGTGGGTTGGTGGTAGGGTCTGCACGTCCCGCATCCCTTTGGGAGCTTGCCTGGAGATGCATTGGGCTGCCAGCGAACAAGGAAACCTGCTGCATCCAGACCAAATAGCTCATGTGAGCATGTCTGGAGGGCGACGTTCAGTTGCTTTGAATTCAGGCCTAAGGCACGAGAAAGCGTTGTCATTCAACTTCTCCCATCTTTAGATACCAACCCTGTCCTCGTAGACCTAGCTCACATGATTGTAAACTTCTTTTTGAAAACCTGCTATCACATGCTGTCAGCATCTCGTAAGTTGTATATGCTCTTGATCTTACATTTTTAGGGTCTGCTGCACGGCTCTTAATAACATCTAGCGAGATTGAAAACTTACCTCTTTTCGACTCCCAGGCCTTCGATGATTTTGACTCCTCATGCCATGAGAGTTCGCCCACATGATCGCTACCATCCCAATCAAGTTCTGAATAACAAAAAAATGTTCCTAATTCATCAGTTGTCATGTTCTACTCCATCCTTCTCTAACTATACACCATGCTGCCGCAATGTATTACCACGTGAGACAATCATGAAAAAGTTCCTTGGATTCAGTTAGCGGCATTCTTTTCATAGCTCTATCTGAAATAGATGTATTAGCTCCCACACCTCCACCTCCCAAATACTCTGCAGGGCCGTCATCTATACGTCTCCAATTCTCATCTGTGTAGATGAGGTAGTACCCATCACCGACAGGTCCATGTTTCTTAGAAAAGCGCGCGTGCGTCCGTCCATCATTCTCACGGTAGACAGTCGTCATACTCATATAAGCTCCTTCTTCTCTCTATACGTTCTATCTTCCAAGCTTGGGATACTCTTCAATTTCATAGCTCACGTCCAAACGTCCAGTTCAGATTGTCAGATGTAAGCTGAATGTCCTTCCGACCAGTCTCAAGGTCCTCGACCTCGTACGTTTTATTCCTACGTTCTTGTAATCTTAGGCTATTTTTGATTTTCCCGCCTACCCATCCGACATACATGTCACCTGGGGTGTGCGTAACAAATCTGCTCAGATATTTCTCAATCTGATTGTCTGTCATTCCTTGTGCCTTCGCAGCTGCAATGATTTCCTTACTTCGAGCTTTCGATCTCATACGTTCCTCTCAGGGCTTGCTAATAGCGAGCCATAATCTATCATACTATAGTCCTAAGAAGATGTTCACCCGAATGCAAAACTTTTCGTAAGTGTTCGCTATGTCACATAGAGAATGAAAGAATGTCTATGATATAAGAAAATATCAACCCACCCTCGCAGAGATTACGACATCATCGATGACCTCAACGTTCACCCTGTCATCGCGGATGCGTGCGTCTCCACCGAACGCAATGCCGTCCTGTGAGACGACCCTAAACGCAAAGCCCTCTGCGACGACAGAGCGCTCAGCCTCCCTCATGTCCCTTCCCACGATGAGCCTCGACAGCTCCTTCACCCTAGCACGATACTCATACATGCTGCAATCATACATCCTCGGGTGATGTATGTTCACCCGTTCCGACATCGGCATGACCCTTTCTCTCATGCATGGGCTTCAGCTTCCAGATCGACGTTGCAAAGCCAAAGTCGCTCTGCTCCATCTCAGCCAGGTATGCAACGTTCTTCTCCACCATGTCGTGCTTCTGTGGGTTCCAGCCCCACGCGTAGCACTTGGATGACCTTCCTGAGGGTCCCATAACCGTCAGGAGGAGGTATGTCTTCTTCGTCTTGGTCATCTTGGGCATGACATCATCCACGATGAACCAGTAGACGCCCTTCTCCTCAAAGTCATCGATGGAGGCTATGCCCATGTCGTCAAGCCTCCCCCTGAGCTGCGATGAGATGATGAGGTCGAGGTCGGCTGAGCCCACGAGCTCCTTCGACATCTCGATCAGCTTCCCCTTGGGCCACTCCTCCATGCCCACGGTGGCCTTGAGACGCTCTTGAAGCTCATCGCGACCCTTCCTCTTGTTCTTCAGCTTCTGTTGGTCCTCGATGATGCATGCATGCATCTGCCTGAGGTTTCCGAAGAACGTCCTCCCAGGGCCCACGATGTCCATCGAGGCAAAGCCCCCGACCTTGATGAGAGCCTCCATCGCGCGCTTGTTGAACTTTGAGTGCCTCCACGTTCCCTGCTCATCCCAGAGGAGGTCGTAGACTGACGCGTAGGGCCTGTTCCTCTCAATCTCCTCGACGGCAGCCTTGCCCATGCCCTTCACTGTGAGGAACGAGGGCATGAACCTCTTGCCAGGCAGGATGGTCCATTGGTCTGTAGCGTGGTTGATGTCAACCTTGACGATCTCATAGCCGAACGAGCGCAGCTCACTGATCGCCTTTGCACGCTTGTCGGGATGGCCCGCCTGCGTCTCCATGTAGGCACAGAGCCACTCGGGCTCATAGTATGTCAAGAGCCAGGCACATTGGTAGCTATCTATCGCATAGGAGAGGGCGTGACTCAAATTGAAAGCGTAGCCCTTGAAGGCCGACATGTTGTCCCACAGCCTCTCAGCCTGCTCCTCTGTGAAGCCATTTTCAAGCGCACCTGCAATGAACTCCTCTCCAAGCTCCTCGCTCTCTGTCTGTGCCTTCGCCTTCCCAGACATCGACCTCTTTGTGATGACCTTCCTGAGCCTGTCACACTTCGCCAGGGGCATCTTGCCCACGATGTTACCCAACCGTAACATTTGCTCCTGAAACACAAGGTATCCGAACGTCTCTCCAAGGACCTCCTTTATCAGAGGATGCTCATAGACCACATCATCGGGAGCCTCCTTCGCAGCCACGAAGCCCTTATCTACGCCCGCCACAAGGGGTCCAGGGCGATAGATGGAGGTGATGGCGGCAATCTCAATGATGCTCTTAGGCTTTGCACGCTTGCAGAAGTGTTGGGCTCCCTTTGCCGTGAACTGGAATATACCAGCCCAGCGAGCTTCCTGGTATACATGTTCATACACATGCTGGTCGCCCATGTCCAGGACGTCAGGGTGCAGCTTCTTGTCATACCAGCCCTTGACGTCTTGGAACGTCGGCCTTGCGTTTCCCTCATGCCTCTGCATGATGAGTTCAATGCACCTCTGGATAATGCGCAGCGTCTCAAGACCCAAGAGGTCACACTTTATGTGTCCAAACTCATTCAGGGTCTTTAGATGCATCCCCTCCACCCATGGCGTCTGGGGCTCGCCCCTTGAAAGGATGAGAGGCATCTTGTTGGGCAGGTCGTCCTCAACGATGACACCGCCGGCATGCTTTCCGAGCGCCTTGTTTTCATGCAGCAGGATGCTGATTGAGTCGAAGACCTCAGGATGCTCCTCTGAGAACTGCTTAAAGCGCGGGCTGTGCTCGAGCGCGTCCTCTAGCTTGAGCTCAAAGAGGTTCTTATCATCACCCTGCTTCAGGACCTTAGAGCGCACCTCACGGTCAAGGGGTGTGAGGATCGAATTCACCTCTTGAAAGTCGAGCCCAAAGAAGCGGGAGACGTCCTTGATTAGGCTCTTTAATTGAAACGTGTTGTAGTTGCTAACAGGAACAACGTTTGTGTCTCCGAAGCGCTCCTTCAGGAGCCCGATCAGAAGGTCCCTGTCTGCGACGTCAGTATCTATATCTGGAAACTCAGAGTTGTGCGTTAGGACCCAGTTTTCTCTGTCTGCAGACACAAAGAACGTGTGGTCTCCTGTGACAGCTATGTCAATGAGCTCTTTCTCCTCCTCAAAAAACTCGAGGCTTTCAATCGGAGCATATGAGATGTCTTGTTCCTGCATAATCTCTATTTTCCAAATTTGGAATAACATCATAGAGCTTCAATTTACGAAGCATCTTATAAAAGTCATTCATGTAAATGACGCTTATTTGTTTTTTCTGTGCTTTTAATGCCTCGACTTTTAGTATGTTTGCATTCATAAGCACGCTGAACCTATCATCTTCTTTAAGTCTTGTCGCCTTAAGCTCAATCCATGTATCATCTTTAGTGATGTAGAAGTCAGGAGTGTATGAGCGCTCTTCCCCGCCTAAGTTGACTTTGAACGTCTCTGGTTGATACGAATAGTCTGTTTGAGTCCATCGCAAGTATCTTGCGTAGTCAGCTTCAAATGCGCTTCGAAAGAAATCAACACCCAAGTCTACACGTCTACCCATCCTGCCCGCGATGTGGATTTTAATCAAACCATTCGACTGACCTACGTTTTGACATTCTTTCTTACAGAAAGCATTCAACGACGTGATATCACTAGCACGTCTTAGGACTATAGTTCCGCAGATTGCGCACGCTAATCTATACCTTTCAACACGCTGTGATGCTATGAAACAAATTGTATCACAATATTTCTGTCGTGATGTAACCATCGTTTCAAATTCTTTATCACATTTTGCGCACGCTCTAATCTCACGTGGAACCCTATGTCCACGATGAGAAATATGACGACAATCATCTGAACAATAGCGACGGTTTGTTGAGGGCCACGTTAAAAATGGTGCATCACAAAATAAGCAGCTCTTTAAGAGGGCGATGGGTGAATTCTTCAAGCAATACTCTTGCTTACAACGTTCATCATGATAGACTCGACGTAACGCATTTGTTCCACCGCTACCGACCCCTTTTCCCACCTCACAGCTTACTACAAACTGTATGCCACAACCCTTGCATGTCTTTTCAATTGATTTTAACACTTCATTTTGTAATAAGCAAATCTGTCAAAAGTAAATCTTTTGTCATGATTTCTAGCTCCTTACCCTCACGTTTAACTGTCCATCTATGTTCGGGTGAACAAACAATCTGTCTCCCGCCGACGACTAGCTTGCAAAGTCGTCTGTGCGTCTCCACCCTCTTTGCAAGAACGTCTACGCTTCCATCCCTGCCCATGATTGACTGTCCTATATTAACATTCTGAAGCGTGATAGGGCCAACATCAGTCTTCACAAAAAGCTGCGGGTCTAGACAGCGCAGGGGGTTTATAAAGCGCTCGAATATCAGCCCATACTTCAATGGATCGACCTGCGTTATCCCAAGCACGTAATTGACAAGGCTTCCAGCAGCGCTCCCACGTCCTGGGCCTATGAGCATCCTCTCAGCTGCGATGTCGATGATGGTCTTCATCAGGATGAAGTATCCCGCGAATTCCTTCTCACTGATTACGGACAGCTCATACTCCAGGCGTTCACCGTATTGAACGTTGTTCTGCAACCCAAGCCGCTTCAATCCTGCAACGCACATCTCCTTAAGCACGTCATCAGGAGATGTGCCCTTCGAAATGCCACATGAGGGTAGCTTTACGGACAGGTCGGGCTGGACATCTCCGATGAGGTCGAACGCGATGTCATGCGTCCTCTCAATCGCATCCCGCACCAGCGTGTCATCATAGAAGTTGAAGTCTATGTCTTCCTTCTGCTTCTTGGGTCTCACGCGCATCCTGTGTGAATACCACTCCCACATCTGCGCGGCGTTCTTTGGGTAGGGCTCATCGTCAAGGTCGGAGATGCTCTGCGGGAGGTGCGATGGGTCATATTCCTTGAAGTTCAACCATCCGATGGCCTTGTAGATGGCCCTCTCCCTCCAGACATCTGGGTTGTAGTAGTGTGAGTCGGCCGTGGCGATGAGAGGCACGCCCGTGCTGCGGTGCAGCTCAATTAGCATCCTGTTGACGAGGTGCTGCGCAGGAAGCCTGTTGAACTGAAGCTCAAGAAAGAAGTTCTCAGGACCGAACGTGTCGACAAGCCTATCGACTGTCCCCTCCATCTTCATCCTTATCGACGCCCTCAATGCATCATCATCGACAAGCGACGGGACAAGGTCCCAGAAGTCTGTGCCCTGGAAGTTCTCAAACAGGTCAAACGCTAGCGCTCCTCCGATACAGGCTGTGCTCGCTACAAGCTCACCCTTGTGTTCCTTGAGCATCGCATAGTCCACACGTGGGAAGCGGTAGAAGCCCTCCAGGTAACCACGCGAGACGGTTGAGAACAGACCTTGAAGACCCTTGGATGACTTCGCGAGGACGACGAGGTGGTGCCTTCGCTTGATCGGATTGTAATGCTTTCCGCTCTTCGTCTCCTCCTCATTCTCGACAGTTGAACCGTGCTGGGCCTCCTCCTTCCCTTCCTCTTGGGCTGTCCTCAGTCTGCGCCAATCGTTGAGGTCTGGATGGACGTATAGCTCGCAACCAGGCAGATATTTGAAACTCACACCCTTCTTCTTCAGATCGCGTGCATAGAGGTATGCACGATCAAAGCTTGACATGTGTCCGTGATTTGTTATGGCCAGCGCTGCTGGATAAGCCTCATCCTGAGTGTTCTTGATGACGAAGTCAAAGTGTTCCTTGGGCTCACCCAATCCATCAAACACAGTTTATTTAAGAGAAGCCATCGTGAGCATGAAGTCCGCTAAATTTTTGCGGAACATTCACATCACGTGACTTCTCTAGCCCTCCTATCTTCATTTATTTTCCTTCCCAGATTATTATGTCTTTATACTGCTTACGCAACTTTACGTACTCAGCTGCATCAATAAGCTTTATCTTAATGCTAGGAAATTCTTTACAAAATAGTTGAAACTTTTGAAGCGCAGTGCTTCTACCTTTTATTTCAACAAAAGTGTTATCATCCTCTATCCAAAAATCGGGTGTATATGAGCCTTCGCTTAGTTGAAATGTTTTAACCTCATATTTCCATACCTTGTTCTCAAGATTAAGAATTCTTGCATAATTTGCTTCCCAATTACTTCGAAAATACTGATTTAAGTCTTCTCTAATTCCGCCCTTAGCTGACGTATAATTCGTCTCTCTTTTTGTTCTGACTCGCTTTCCTGCAGAGATTGACATCCTACGCCTAGTTTCATCCGTATGAACTCTCCCTAGGTGTAATTTAGACGCCATCGCTCGGCCTTCTTCAGTCTTCATCCAGTGCGTAACGCCGTATTTGATTAAACATGCTTTTTCTAACTTTTCCATCAAACCCAAGTGCCAAGCTAATTTCGATCGCTCAGAACATTTCTTCCTACTATCTTGAGTTTGACATGCAGCAAAGCTTCCATGCCTAGTTCGAATTGTTGCAACTCTTTTTCGATTTTGTTCCTCTGTCTGCTTGTAACTTCCTCGTTCATGTCTAGTCTTCGACATTAACGCGTATGAATGTTCCTTTGAGCAACAAGTTCCAGCATCAGGACGTTTTGAATCATCATAAAAATGCTCTCCACAATACGCACATATTTTATTTCTAATGTTTTTCTTATTTCTTTTTTGAAATTGATTAAAACAGTCGTTAGAATGAAAGTGTCTTTCTTTTTTTCGAATATGCGTATGATTTGGTTTCTCAAATTCAATTGAACAACCATCACACAATAATCTCAGTCTTCGTCCGTCTATCAGAATAATCGTCATAAACTATAAGTATTATGCTGAAGCCATCATGCCCGTGTAATCCGCTGAACCTCTTGGGAAGCATTGCACTCATAGCGGGGGCACCCTCTCGATCAATGCGTAGCATGTCTCGTTACTGTGGAGCGTCTCAACATAGCCAGAAAAGTAGAGCCCATAGGGATGTCCATTCTTAATGCCCACAAATATGCGCAAGTTCGTCACAGCCCTATCACGGGAAGGAGTTTCCATCCAAAGCAGGAGGTCACCGAACCTGAGGTCTGTCCACCTGAAGCCTCCATGTGGAAGACTGCGAGCTTCTTCAGCGCTCAACCACGGCCTGGACATCATTCGACCCCCTCGCACAGCAATCCATAGACGTACTCATAGTGTGCAAGCGAAACCATCTCACCTAACTCATCTAACGCTTGACAGTCACCGTCATCATTGAAGCCTAAGAACAACCTAAGACGTGTGCGCTGTGCAGGTGCTTTGGTATAGACAAGCAAACTGCCCATTTTAAGTGAGCTCCAGCTAAACGTCATTGTCATCCGTAGGCATCCTCTCTATCAGAGAATAGTATTCGACGTTCATTGATAATGTCCCAACCGTGTCATGGAAGAACAACGCTCTGGGCTGACCACTCTCAAACCCCATGAACATCCTGAGCGAGCTGGCATCAGATTCGCTGTCGAACAACAGCAGGTCACCCGGACGAAGCTGGTCCCAGGTGAAGTTACCAAACTGCAGGGCAAACTTATCACACCAGCTCATTCCATGTCCTCCGGTCCACACAGGAGCCTATAGTAGCTTTCGTCTGGGTATAGACGAAACGTGGCTCCATGCTCATCTAGCACGTTCGCCTCACCAAGGGCGTCGTAATACAAGAGCAACCGCATGCAACTCGTCCGCATGAGGGGCTGGATGTAAAACAGCAGGCTGCCCACACCGAACGAAAGCAGATGTCTCATTCAATAGGCATCATACCACAACAAGCGTGTAAGAATGCACCGCCTCAAGGGTGCATGCTAACGCATTATGCTCAAGGGTTCTCCGCACGTTTGTGCAGACAACACGGGACTATTGAGACCTAACGTTGAACCTCTATCATCACGCACAGCCCTGTCAAAAGCTGCCCTGATCGGACGCAACCCTGCACGTAAAGCGCCCCAAAGTGCACGGGGGAACGTCGCGGCCGATGTGACCTGACCTTCACGCGCTGTTGTGACGGTCGTCCAGCTGCATCCTGAGGGCACATGCCTTGGACCCCAGTAGCATTGGTCTACGAACAGCAGTCCAGCAGAGACGTCAATTGA